CGGGAATGCCAAGAGGCAACTCCTCCATACTTCTCTGTAAAGTGTTCGTAGTACGCTGCTTCTGCTTTCGTTCTTCCGAATCCTGTTGCTCCATAGAGGGGCGCGAATGTATGCGCTTTCGCATCCTGTCTATTCGTAGGCTGACCAGCATCGGTAATAACTTTAGCGGTATATGAGTGTACATCAAACCCAGTAGATACTTCTTCAATAGCAACTCCATCTTGTGATAAATAAGCAGCCGCACGAAACTCTAGCTGTGCAAAGTCTGCTTCCATAATCTTGCCACCTTCAAACCGGGATACAAACACTTTCTTTACAGGGAATGTACCGCCGCGTGGCATGTTCTGCATGTTAGGGTCAGCACCGCTGAACCTACCTGTTGCAGTACGATGTTGAAGCAAGCGCACATGCAGCTTGCCATCAGTCTTTGTGTGTAGGTCAATGCCTTCCACGAATGAAGATAAGTATGTATCAACGGCAGATAGTCTGCGCACCTTTGACAAAAAGTCAACAGCATCATGCATGTCTTTTGACTTGGCGACAGACTCAAGTACCTCAAGATTACCTTTACTTGTGGTAAAGCCATTAGCACTTGCCCACTTTGGTGATGGTGGACGAAACTTTAACCCCGCCACAGCCATAGTATCAGTAAGATTGTAACCATTCCCATCACAATTCTTACATCTGTTTGTGTTAGCAAAAGGTGTTCCATCTTTCTTTACCTTTCTTACTTGTCCACTACCATTACATTCATCACATTGTTTTGCTTCAGTCTTATACATACGCTTTGTACCACCAGCAATCAAGCTACGAAAGTCAGCGTCATCCATGTAGGGGTCAATGGCATTGCCCCAATATGTTTTATCCATGACCTTACGGCTATAAATAACCCAAGACAATTGCTCTGGACTATTAAGATTGATAGGCGTGTCACCCATCAACTCATGCACATGCTTTTGTAAGTCAATCTCTAGCTGTTTCTTCTCTGCCTCAAACTCTCTACGCACTTCATCCAGCTTGCTACGGTCTACGGTAAATCCTCGCTGATATATATGAGCAAGGCACACAGCAACCTGATTAGTCAAGGTTACAGTGTCTAACAGACTAGCATCTGCTGGTGTATTCAAACGATACCACAACTTGTCAGACAGTTGTTGTGTAGCATGAAGGTCAGCAGATAGATACTCACACAACTCGTTGTATGGTATGTCTCGTGTACTGTAGCCCTGCTTGAAGTACTCCTTGAGGGTGTCCTGCTTCTTCGTATCTAACTCATAGCGTTCTGCACAAGCCTCTAGCGATAGAGGTTCCTTCAGTCCACGCTGCAAGACATACTCAACAAGCATAGTATCAAACACTGCACCATCATACTTGAAGCCTGACTCCCATAGCCATAGCAAATCATGTGCCACGTTGTGACAGATGAGTACAGTAGCTTGGTCAAGATACCACTGCACACGCTCATGGTAGTCAGGTTGACTAGGAACATCAGCATGGTCAAAAGGGAAGTGCTGTTCATGTCCTTGGTCAGTCAGTACGCCTACCATAGTCAATGAGTTGTTAGGCTCAAAGGGGTCTAGGTGTAGCTTACCACCACGCTTGGTGACTGTGTTCTCTACATCAAGTGTTAGTTTCATATCATCTCCTATGCGTAATTGTTTGTTGAGTAATACTTGTACTCACTGTTTGTTTTGTTTGCCCTGTTGCGTATATTTGACATGTTCTCTGACATAGATACCCAACGAAGATTATCTACAGCGTAGTCTAGCTTATCTTCATTGATGTGGTCAACATTATATTTATCAACAGGTGTTGGGTTGTGTATGAAAGCCATTGCACATATCCTGTGCAGGTAAATTGGTTTAGTAAACCTTCCATTGTTTAAGGAAACAGCGGGATAAACAGCCCTACTAAATGTCGGTTGCAGTACTTTGCCTGTGCTAACATTCAAGATGAATGGGAAGTCAGAACGGCCTGAATACATAGGAAGTGAATGCGTACCACCTGTTCGATATACTCTGTACTTACCTTCTGGTATAGAGGCAAGGAAGGCAGAGGATGTAGTCAAATCCTGTCTTCGTCTGCCTTTATCTCCAAAGTAAATAGGCGCATCCTTAATGTCAAGGAACTCAATATCTGTGTCAATTGCTTCATCAAATAAATGTAATTGCATCATCCTTCATACCTCGCTGTCTGATAATTAAGTTCACAGTTTACCATACCATGCCAACCATTCAACTTGTTCTTTACGATATTAATATGACGCAGTGGGCTTTCTTCTTCCTGCCCTTCAACAGATGGTGACTTACCAATCAGTATCATGAGGTCAGCTTCAGCAGCCTTACCTGTGCGACTACCTTCCATCATGCTCTGATTCAACTGCGCCCGACCCTCTGCCTCTGCAGACAACTGTGACATATAAAACACGGCACAATCATATGTCTTGGCAATCTGTCTTGCGTAGATGGCACAAGCCTTGAGTGCCTCATCATTACGAGCAAAGGAACCAGATACACCAAACTTATCACCCATGTCAAGCACAAGCACATCAGGCTTGTATGACTTGCACACGGACTCTACCCATGCCATGTCACGCCCACCTGCCTCTTTAATCTTAATGTTCTGCATGACAGGTGCATACAGTGCCTGTGCCTTACTCATGTTATCCCTAACCTCACGTGCTGTCATGCCTGCAGCAGCAGTAAGATACCTTGCACCAACACGGTGAGTAGGTTCTTCGTTACACAGGATAATGCACTTCGCACCTTGATGCGCAAACCCATTCGGGCCAGCGATTAGAGAGGCGTGGAAGGATGTCTTGCCTGTGTTTGGTCTAGCACCTACCTCAATCAACTGACCGCCACTCACGCCCTCTACTTTGCGGCATACACTAGGGATGTTGAATGTCCAACGTGCTTCCAGTTCAGCTTTTGCCATGAGTGTTTCAATAGTGATGTCATCCCATTCGATATTTAAGTTGGGAATGAAGTCATCTCCATAGTTCTCTAGCAAATTACGAAGTGTCTCAAGTGTATTGGCATCACCATTTACCATGTCAAAGCCAATGTTAGCTACGTCCTCACCAATCACCTGACGAAATAGCTTGGACAATACCTCTTGTGAGATGTCATGTCCCATTGTGCTTTCGTTCTTTATGGTAGAGAACAGAGAAGCATATGCCTGCTTCTGTGCGGTAGTCAGCGTAGGATTATCAGACATAAACAGTGCTTCTATTTCATCTGGTGACACAGTGCGATTGTATCTATCCATAGCTGCATCAATAGTCTTCTTAATCTTACGCACATCTTTACTGAATAGTCTGTCTGGACATTTAGCACCACGATGGTCATCGTAGAATGTCTTATCCATGAGACTGCGTATAAGTGATAATTCCATTACATAATCTCCTTGTTGGTTAAAGATGCCAGTGCATCCATGTCATCGGGGTGACGATACTTTATATCATCAGTCAGTCGTAGTACACGTACATCGGAAACATGTCCACGTAATTCTTTCGCAATCGCAAGTGTCTTTGGTAAAGCATCGGGGTCTAATGCGATTACTGCTGTTGAGAACTGTGAGAGATACCTCTTGTGTGAATCAAGCATTGATGTCCCCAACATGGCTACCCCTACAAGCCGAACATCACTGCCTACAACTGCAGCACTCACACAGTCCTCAACAACTACTGCGACATTACCATAACCATATGCGTATGGCAAGCCACTTTTTCCATATCTTTTCCATTTAGGTAGTCTCTTTCCTAATGCTCGACCAGTGGCATCTACAATACGACCGTCATGTCGTACAGGAAACACAACACGGTCTTCCTTTACATCATACATTAGACCAAGTTGGTTCTCATCAATGTCCCATTTAGCACAGAACTGAATTACAGTTCTCTTATCTCTATGTGGAACTACATAGCTTGGCATTTCAAATGTATCTGTAGCAAACTGTTCTGCTCCTATAAAGCCAGACCGTATATCATCTACTGATAAATGAACACGAGTACCACCACTAACAGAACAAGATGCCTTGTAACAATTCCATACAAGACTACCCATATTATTCGTCACTGTGAATGTATTATACCCATTACAAACAGGACAAGTCATACGCTTTGTATGTCCATTAGGTATATCCATATCACTTACAATGTTATATATATTATTCATGTATATATCACTCTCCTTGTCGGCACTTGTAT